TTTACTACGGGGGTTGGTAATGAGTATGAGATGGGCTGGGACGAAACACGGTTTGGTAAATGTTGGGGAAACAAATGATTAATAACTACTCTAAGTTACGAAAGGAATTACAGCGTTGTGGTGAAGCACCAAATTGGTATACTACAGGAGGCTTACAACTATTCTATGAGAAGTATTCTTGGAATAACGAAACACCAAAGAATCGGTGGAAAACAATTGCTAAGGCAATGGCACAACACGCACCTACTGTATACCCCGACTATTGGGAAGAAGATGAATATACTAAAGGTAAAACTTGGGAAGAAGTGTTTTTTAATAGTATGTGGGATGGGTTTATTAGCCCCTCTACTCCACTGTTAGCTAATGGTGGTTTGCGTAAGCGTGGTACTACGGTTAGTTGCGCTGGTGGTAACGTAGGTGATAATCTGTATGACCGTTACAATGCTATCACAGAGGCAGCTATCCTAACTAAGCATAGTCACGGTACAAGTTACAACATATCTGACTGGCCTTGTGAGGGATACCCTTTAAAACGTGGTGGTTATTCATTAGGGGTTATGCCATTAATCCGCGACATGATTGCTTGTATGAACGAGGTAACACAAGCCTCAAGACGTGGAAGCTTGGCTTACAGCTTAGACATTGAACACGGTGATTTTGATAAGGTGTTGGAACATTTGTTTAAACATCCCGAATCTAATAATGTTGGCTGGCTTATCAAAGACAGTTTTGTCAAAGATTTACAAGCCAACAAACGCGAAGCTGTTACTAAGTTTGATAAGACATTAGGTGTTAAGATGCCTAAAGGGAAGGGGTACTACACCTTCATCGACAAGATGAACCGTAATAGGGCAGAAGCTTTTAAACGTGCGGGGTTGTTCACTAAGGCATCTAATTTGTGTCAGGAGACCAATCTACCGTCTAGCGAGGAGTATACGTTTAGTTGTGTTATTCTGTGCTATAACTTAGAACTTTACCGTTCTTGGCCTAAGCATTTAGTACAGATTGGACAGGTGATGTCTGATTGCAATATATCTGAATACCTAGAGACTATGGACGAAATGACTTGGCTCGACCGACAAGCAATGTCCAAGATTTACAAGTTCACTAAGGATTTTAGAGCTTTGGGAAGTGGTGTATTGGCTTGGCATACTTTGTTGCAACAAGAGAGTATTGTTGTTGGTAGCATGGAAAGTATGTACCTAAACAATGAGGTGTTTAAACACTTAGATGAGGAAAGTCTGAAAGCGACACAGTGGTTAGCTAAAGTAAATGGTGAACCAGAGGGTTGTAAGGGGCTAGGTATTGCTAACGCTACGCGCCTAATGATGCCACCAACTAAATCTACTGCTGATATTATGGGTGGTGGTAGTGAAGGGATTGGTTATGAAGTCGCTATGGCTTACACCAAGCAGTCAGCAGGTGGCGAGTTCTTCCGTATCAACAAAGTGTTGTTGAAGATTATGAAAGAGCGTGGCGTGTACAATGATGAGGAAGTATTGAAGATAGCTAAAGCTAAGTCTGTGCAGAAGGTTGATTGGTTGAACGAACACGAGAAGAAAGTGTTTAGAACAGCTTTTGAAATTCCTGTTGAATGGATTATTCGTTTAGCTTCTCAGCGTCAGAAATATATTGACCAAGCACAATCTATTAACTTATACTTCACATCTAATGATAGCGAAGAGTATATTGGTGAGATGCACAAAATGGCTTTTGAGGATGAAGGTATTTTGAGTTTGTATTACATCTACAGTATGCGCGGAGCAGATGGTGTTATTCGTGACTTAGAGGATTGTCCAAGTTGTAGCGGTTAACTTTCAGACAACAAAAAGCCAAGCTATCAATTAAGACGGCTTGGCTTCTTTCACAACACTATTTTTGCTGTAGTACAGTGATTGCAGCTTCATGTCTGTCCAACAGCTTAACCTTATCAGTATAAATGTATGTTCCCATCCCAATGATACAACTTACAAACACCATCCCCGCCATAACAATGCCCCACACCCTGTTAATAATCAAAGATGTGGACTCTTTATTGTCTTGGTAGTCTTTCTTTAGTGATGTAAGCTCTTGAACACTGTCGTTGTGCTTAACTTCTAAAACAAGGAACTTACTTAATATCTCTGTTTGAACTTGTTGCCCTAATGACATCTTCCTTAGTAATTCATGTGTAGAATCCATCTTAGTATTCAACACGGCAATCTCCGTCTTAACACCACCAACTTCTGTTTCAATACTTCCAACACGCCTAGAGATGTCATCACTCACTTTTACGCTCCTTGTTGTTTTCGTTATTCCGTGTAGCTACATAACCAATTGTACCGCCACTAATCATAAGCCCAATAAGAATGTTAAGAGCATCAAGCAAGTAAGAGTAGACGGAAAGATAATGAATTGTAGGGACATTTAGGCTTATTCCTACTAAGATTGAAAGCACAACAATAACACTAATGAAAGCTGCACTTAATCCTAAGAAGATTCCTAATCGTTTAGTAGAGGGGATGCCATTAGATGAGAGGGCTTTATTAAGCCAAATAAACAACTTACCCATATCACCCCCCAAACACTTTCTTACAAACTATGAGATAAGCCTTCCTGTCAGCTAAACCATTAGTGCCACCGTTGATAGCTTTTGTTATGTCTAAAAATGCTTGCTCTGTGTTTCTATCGGCATCATCATTAAGTTTACGTTTGTTCCAATACCAACATCCTGCCATTACAGCATAATGTAATTCTTCTAACAACTCAGGATGCCGTAAACAATCGACATTAGTTTCTAATGAGAACTGATAGTAGTTAGATTTGAATGTCAAATGACATAACCCTCTCCCTCTGTATCTAAATCCATCCCCTGATTGTTCATCACCATTGCCATAACGATTAGCATACACACGGTTAGCAATCTCTTGTGGCTTACCAGCATAACAAACAGCCTGCGCTTTAGATTTGAAATGTTTAGGGAAGATGGCTAACAACCGCTCAGGCGATGTGTAATTGGTGTTCTCAATAAACTTAGTAAACCCTTGAGTCTCACAAGCATATTGAGCTAGGAAGTGTGCTATGCGTAGTGGGGTTGTAATGTTATACTTAGGTAGCAATGTATTCAAAGCTACAACCAATTCTTTCGTATCTTTGCATTTTGGTGCAATCTGTTTTAATTGTAGCTCTGTAATCATTTTTGGTTCTTATTATCTCCCTATAGCAAACCAGCTAATTGTCCGCGACATTGTAGGCTGAGGAATAATACTTTGAAGATAGAAAACAGCACCAGTTTTATCCGCCGAAACCAGTTGCGGGAAAACGTGGTTAACGTCACTGGGGTCTGAACCAGCGTTTACATATATAGCTGTAGCGTGTAAACAGGCTGTTGGAAAATCTTTAGAAAAGGTTACTGTAATAGTTCCTTCGCTTGCTACTGTTGCAGTAGTAGAACCCCACCTAATACCATAATTTCCCAAAAAGTCTGGTAAATCCATACTAGAGCCTTGGTCATCAAAACCACTTAACAGTAGTGCCGCATCTGGGTATTTATTTGCCGTAGCAGCTGTAAGTTCTAATAATGTCGCCTTTTCTACAATACCTGCCACTGTATCCGTAGCAAGACCTGTCTTTGCATCAAACTGTGTTTTATTAACAGCACTGTTACCTGTTGTAGCCCCAGCAACAGCAAACTCTTGTGCAGCATTACCAGCTACAGGAGCTTTAGTAATTAGTTGACTATAATTTACAGCCTCATTCCCTGTCGTACCGTTAGCTACTAAAAACAATTGACTACTGATACCTGCTAAAGCAGCATACCTGCCGTCACCATCACTCTTAGAATAGACATCTAAATTTGTACGTGCTGTAGCTGCATTAGACAATGAAGCTAACGTGCCATAGTTTGTAATGTGTGTATTAAGGTTAGATTGTACTGTAGCAGCACTACCATAATTATCAGACGCTAATGCCCAATAAGCGGCCTCAGTTGCAGGGTCTTTGTTTGTCCCTACTTGCAAAGCCTTATAAATAAGACCATTACGTTGAACGTAAGATTTGTAGTTTGCATGATATTGATATTCTACCAACGAGTCCCACTCAGGAATACCCATTTGAAATGTATATGCAATACTCGTGTCTTGTCTGTTTTGAAGCCAGTTCATGTATTCATAGTTAGGCTTCTCAACAATATGCCCTGTTTGAATCTTTGTACTATTTGGTGCTACAGAGCCACCCCCAGCAGCACTAGCCCACTGATAAGTTAGGTCTGGTTTTACTATTTTAGCCATTTATCCTCCTGTTTAGGCAGCCCTTCTAACTACAAAGTTATCTATGAAGCCTGTTAATCCGCCATCTGGCGGGCTTGCGCCAATAATCATGCCGTAGTTTTGTGAGCTAAAGTCTATGGATCTTTGTACTTCGTTATAAACCTGCGTGTCAACAACAACATCATTGATAAGCATTTGAAACGTAGTGCCTGTGCGTTTTATTTCGACTTTAGTAGTGACGTTAACGAGCGTTGATGGTGCTGCATAAGAGACGATTTCTTGATTAATATTAGACCGAAAAACAAGCTGCGTAGTGCCGAAAAAAACAAGATAAGGCGAGCCACTCCCAGGCGCATCTAGAGATGTCTTTTTAAATATCCAAGTAGTCGCGCCTGATGTTGGATGCATCTCAAAAGAGATGGAAAAATCTTTACCTGTGAAATTAAAGTCTTGATTGACTGTGTTTGCGGCATCTGCGCGAATGAAGCCGCCGCCGCCAACTTGCAATCTATTACCTGATATAGCTCTTGTGCCGCTAGCTGATATTGATGGGGTGTGTCGGCCTGTGCTATCAATAATCGTGCTGCCATTAGCACCATTAAATGACAACTCTAGCATTTTCAGCAGATGTTCAATCTCATAGCTGACACAAATAGGTAAAGGAATGATGCTGCCAATACTGCTCAAACCTCTCAAGAAATACTCTTGTAGTGTTGTTAGCGTAGCGTGGTGGATAATCTTTAAGTGGGCATTACCCATTTCCACAATGCTACTATCACTTCTTCCTACGATATAATTAACAGCATCAATAACGCCCTGTGGGGTTGTATTTGAAATGTTAGCTACAATCCTAGCTTTAATAATGAAGCGGTATGTGTCATCATCTACCTCAAATGAAGCCCCTTCGCTGTCAGAGATGGATTTCCATGTTCCACCTAAACTAGCGTCATACAGACTACCAAATG